AGATTTGCTTGAATACCTGTAACTGAGAATTCAACAGAAGAACCCCCAACGGCTCCTGCGTTTGTAAATGTAAGTTGAGATCCTGTTACATCAACATTTGCGTTAGCTAAAGTTGTTGATGAACCTATAGATGTAGTTGATGATATACCACTGACTGAGACGGTTTCGTCAGATAGGTCTCCCCAATCTGATGCTCCCCATGTTTTATTACCCCATCCAGTGGCCATATCATTTTATTTCCTTTAATTAAGCAATTCTTAAAATTGCAGCTGAAGTTGTGAATGCAGGGAACTGGATTGTAAATGTTCCAGAAGTTGCAGTCTTGTCTCCACCGAAATCTAACACAGCAACTGCTTCAGTAGTACCTGTACCACCATCAGTTGTTGTATTGTAAATTAAAGCACCTCTTGCAGTTAGTGTAACACCTGTGAAAGATAAATCAGCAAAGTCAGTAATAGCGACTCCTGATGAAACTTTAACACCTTGGTTTACTAAAGCTTTACCACCTGCAGTGTAACCTGCTGGTGAAGATACTTCTGATGTTGTAGCGTAGTTAGTTGTTGATGCACCTAAAACAGCAGAAGAGTCATACATCGCTAATTTGAATGTATCTCCACCTGCTGAATCAAAATCATGCTCACCAGCTAACAATTGCTTTTTAAATGAATTGCAAATTGCGTTAGTTGTAATAGCCATAATTGTTCTCCTTTAAAATTACGTATTTGGTGATGGTGAAGGTATCTTAATTCTTGGTACCCCATCATCGTATTCTGCACGTCTTCTTCTCCCCATTTGTTGAAGAGCAAAATTCTGTACTTCTTCATTGTACTTTGTTTCGTACAGTTTGTACATATCCATAGGTCCTTTTAGATATCTAAAAGCTTCAGCTAATACACCATGTAACAACATTGATTCTTGATAAGTAGATAAAAATGTATTGTTGGTTGATGTAAATTCTGGTGGATCTGTAATGTAGTTAATTTGTACAGTATATGCAGAATCTGGTATAGGTGCTACAAGAATATTAAAATCGTCCCAGTTAGCCCAATATTTAGGTAAACCTGTTGCAGCATTATTATTATATTCAGAAATAAAACTTGTATCTCTTCTTTCTAAAAAAGTTCTTGTGGATCCATCAATAACTTGAACAGATCTCATGATAGTCAAATCAGCAGGTAAGCTTACATATCTGTTACCTGATGTAAACGTAGATGTTGAATATTTTCTAAGATCATCATAATCAACTTTACCTGCAACATCGAGTTCAACCGATCTAATAAAATCTTGGATAATTTGATCAGTTAAAACTGTATTACTAACTTCAGTGTAGTTTCTTACTTGTGTTAAAAAATCTGAATGTGTAATTGCCATTATGTAATACTCACTGTTACTGGTTTAACTTGTATTGATAATTGTCTTCTTCTGTTTTGTAATGATGGGTCTGCAGGAATCATTTCAGATGTACCTTTGTTAATAAAAGCAAAATCTCCAGGAAGTGTTAAATTAGCAACACCAACGGATGCTCCACCTGAATCTGCTTGAACACCATTTCTATTGGTAGGTTGTTGAAACCTTTGTGGTCTTGTATTTTGTAAAGCAATAGCATCAGCTACCGTTCGTCTTCGTCTAATTTGTGGATGTTTAGGTTCAAACTCAGAATAATGAACTAAAGAGCCATTCCACTCTTTTACCATTTCATTATGTGGAAATGCCATACCTGATCTATCAGATATTGCTAATGCATTTTTACCTGTAGCCCATTTTGGCATAATTAAACTCCATTAGGATAAAAAGATTGTGGAGTAATAAATGTAGATGCTCTTTGACCATCTTCATCTAAGGCTCTTTTCAATTCATCCTCATAAATTAATTTATTCTGTTGCACAAGTTGTGGGGCTTTTTTCATAGAGATGTAATAAGCTAAACCTGCACACATGCATGGTAAAAATCTATATGCAACATCTGCATCATTTGTGTATGCCCCTGCATCTTCAATTCTTTTAATCACATAAAATTTTAAAGTTGTATATGTGTTTAAATCGGGTGTTTGGTATAAATATATTTTAGGTGTTGTTTGTCTATCAACATAATATTGTGAGGGTTGTCCAGTTGCTAATTTATTAGGTAATGCAGCATAAGCTGATCTGTCTATTTTTGTTATTGAAACATCTTGTGTGTTTGCATCATTTGATGCTGCTGCAGTTGATGATACATAAGCTTCAAGCACATCATTCACATCTGAATCAACTGTATATTCCGCTTGCCCTGCAACTAAAGGTATTTCATTTAATTCTGTTTTCCATAAATGAATACCTCTATTACCCCATTCAGCAAATAATAGATCTAAACTTCTTCTTGCTGAACGCATGTCATAACCAGAAGTGGTGCTAAGACCACATCTTTCATAGCCCTCATCTATGACTTCATCAATATTCAGGTTGAAACTAGTAGTTCCTGAGGTAGCCATTATATAATCTCCTTTTTAGCGGCCGCTTTGAGAGTGTAAAGCTTCTCCTTTTTGCGGTTGTACAACTTATCTGATTGTACCACTTTTTGACTAAACTTTGAAGACCTTAGGTTTTTTGCTATTGGATTTCTTTTTAACTTGTAATCTTTTCTTTTTTTCACCTCTAGCGCCTCTAAGTTTTCCTTCTATTTGTTGAGGTATTTGTGATCTTGCTATTGTCATATTAAATATAATTTAAATTTATTACTACTCTGTTTTCAGTGTCTGTTTGACTTACCATTCTATGAAGATGGTTTGAATCAAAAACGACTATTTTATTTTCTTCACAATTAACTTTTATTACTTTATCATTATCTTTTATCTCTGTATAGCCATTATTTGTATTTATGTAAAGTATAGCTATTTTACAATCAAAATCCCTATCAGTGTGCCAATTACAATAATACCGTTCTTTAAAATTTAAGCTGAGATTAGCTCTTGCATGTATCAAAGAATTACAGTTTAATTTTTTTAAACATTCTTGTATTAAAACATAATGTTCTGAATTAGGTTGATTGTTTACATAAAAATTATGTAAGAAATATAGTTTTTCTTCATATCCTTTAATAGTAGTCATTTTAGACTTGTAGTACCAAGGGAAGGTATCTGAAATTAAAATATTTTTAATTTGTTGAAAAACTTCTTTTGGTAAAAAATTATTTTTGATATGTATCACTATAATATATCTATAGGTCTACTGCTTTACCTATTATGGGTTTATATTTAACTTTCTTATCTTCTCTATAAGCATGCATAAACTGTCTTCTAGGCTGGTATGGTACATAAGATGCATGGATCCATCCACTATTTGGCTCACCAGGAGTATAGAACTCCAAAATTAATTGATCTGTCTCTAAATATTTATTTATCCAATCTGCAACTTCAGCATTATCAACACCTAACACTTCGAAGTCTACGGCCTCAGCTTTGGCATGCTGTGAATTTTCTGAGCTACCAATAGCTTTACAAAGTTCTGGACTTCTAAATCCGCTAGTTACCTTCACCCTACCAAACTGATCTCGTACTGGTTGAAGTACATTTTCACACAATTGTTTTAACTTATCAATTTGATCACCGTTAGGATTGTTATCAATATTTAATCGGATTGCTGTATCCGATTTAATTAATTCTTGAAGGGTAAAATTTCGAGAAAGATTCATTGTTAAATATAATTTATGTTTATATTAAATCTTCCACGAGCATTTGTACAGTTAGTACTAGAATGAAATAAAGAAGAATCAAAAAATAAAGCTCTATTTTCAACAGAAGGTACTTCATGACATTTACCATCTTTATATACAATAGTTGCACCATCACAAGTATTAAAAGATAAAATAAAACCATTGAATTTAATATTTTTTGTTTCATTAAAACCTTTTAAAGTATAATCCTGATGACGTGGATGAGTAATTCTTTTTTCGGTTCGTGGATAAAAATTAATTTTCATTCTTAATAAAGACACTATTTCTAAAGATTTGTAGTTTAAAATTATTTTTTCAAATTCGTTAAAAAAGGGACTTATAATTTTATTATTATTATATAAATCATGTACAAGATATGAGAACTTAAAATCATCTTCTTCTGTAGAAGAAACATTTTTTGAATAATAATAAGGTATTCGATTAGAAATAACTAATTCTTTTAATACTTTAAAATCTTCTTTACTAAGAAAATCGTCTATGACTTTCATTATTTTGGTTTTATAATTCTTTTTATACTTATACTACCGTCAATATTTTTTTCAAGCTCTGCATCTACAGTCCCGCACATGTATTGAATATTAACATTTACATCACGTTCCGCAAGGCGTTTTCCCTTCAAACAATCTGACATAGATTCTTTTATTCTATGTTCTTTAAGCTCTCCTGCTATAAACATACAGAGAGCAACAACACTACTAATGACCGTTTCCATTAGCAAACTCCCGTTGTTTGTCTTTTAATTTTTCTATATCTCTTTGAGCCTTATCTAACTGTTTCATTAAAAATTCTATATTAACTTTATTAGTCATATTCATCTCTTGAGTCTGTTGCATTTTTTCTACTTGTTTATATAGATCTTCGATAAGCATGAACTGCTCAGAATCAGCGGGCAACGAACCCATTAAACCTCTTGGCCATTTTATTCTAAACTCTGTGTTATCTTCAACATCTGATTCCATTAATTGTAATCGAGTATGATGTTGGTTTTGTGTTTCAATCAAACCAAAATAAGCCCAGGTGCCGATTGCGACAAGACCGATCAAACTGGCAACCGTCTTCATAGGCATCTGCACGGAAGCCTCCTCAGAAATAGTGAGTGGTTTTTTTATTGACATGACAAACACTCGTCAGAATCTGAATCTAATTCTGCTAATGCTTCTTCTTTACATTGTTGACCACAAAATAAATCTAATTCATCTTTTGGTTCAAATTCTTTTTCACACTGTTTACATTTTTTCATCTTATTACTGGTCCTCCAAATATTGCCAATAGGCACATTAATATAATTAATATTGCTGTGAATCTGTAATCCATAGTAACAATCTCCATATTAATCTTTTGTTTTCTCTATCTCGTAAAACATTTTGTCAGAATCTTCTGTAACCCAGTCCGAAGTTTCAACATCCCAGACTGTGTTTTGTACTTTATAGTCAGGCCAACTGTTATCAGTAGTGTATGAATTAACATGCCACAAGATGCGATTGTTAGGCTGAGCAGCAAAATTGCCGTTAGCAAGAGCCAGTATATGCGCACACTTATGCTCTTGAGGTATTTCAGAATGTTCTGTATTGAGTATATTAGTCTCTGGATGCGCCCAGTCAACCGTAAAAAGATACTCTCCATGATAAAATTTTTTATCTTTTCCTAGATATTTGCCGTTTATACCAGCCAACCAATCAAAGCAATGCACGCTAGGCCAATAACTAAAACAATTCCACAGTTGGAGTTCGTCCGCCTGCATATCCGGCACATCGGCTCGGTCATACGATTTTTGGAAAAACGCTGAGATAGGCAAACGCCAATAGCACGCACCATTGGGTAGCATGATATTAAATAAGAGCGCCCTTCCTGATATAGAGCTAAGACCAAAGATAACGCAGTCACTAGACTCTCCCTGATGTTCTTTAAGATCATATAGATACTCCTTCCT